CACCGGTCTTTAATTTGAGTGTTGCATAAAAATCATCTTCTATCATGTTCCTAAATTAATTGTAATTATTTCATAATTAAATTTTTCTTCATTGTATATTTTAATTCGTTCAATTAAATGATTTAGAGTGTAATTTTTTCTTGATTTAAAAGTACAATCATCTGATATATCATAAAGAACTGCTTTAGTTTTGTTTTTACCTTTTCTCAAAACTCTACCAATACTTTGAAGATTTCTTATCCTCGATTTCGATGGTGATGCAAACACAACATTATGTAAATTGCGAATATTAATACCGGTAGAAAAAGTGCCGTAAGATGCTACGATAATTGCATTTGATTCAGTTTCTGTAATCTCTCTTACAAGTTCTCGTTCTTCTGCATCTACTCCGCCATGAATAAAAAATACTTTACGATCATCTCGCTTATGAGTATTTATGAGATTGTAAAGTATCTCCCCGTGTGTAGCAACACGACTATAAAGAATTAAAGTATTTCCTTTTAGATCTAAGGATAAATTGGTAATAAATTTATTTCTTTTTTCATGGCTAATAAGATATTGAATTTCATCTTCATAAGTTTCAAATCTTTGTGGATTGTGTTTAAGAACCAAACATCGAATATCTAATTGAGACAAGTGACCTTGTTCCATCAGTTCCGCAGTTTTAGTAACTTTGTATGATGGGCCAAACAATCCTTCAAGAACCCATTTGTGAGTTTGAGTACCATCAAGAGTTCCTGTAAATCCAAATCTATATTTTGCATGATGCAACTTTGACATTATAGATATAAGTGACTTACTCTTGAAAAGATGTGCTTCGTCGCCTATAATGACATTATAATCTTCGAAGAAAGAACGTTCCAATTTATAGACTGATTGCCAAGTTGTAATTGTAACCGGAAACTCATTAGTCTTTTCTTTTCCCGAATATATTTGGTGACAACATGACTCTACACGTAAACCATAATCCCGAAAATCCCCGTACATCTGACTTACAAGACTGGTCGTTGGAACAACTAAAAGAATTTTTTGATTCTTATCCATATAATATCGCACAATCGCGTAAATCATCAGACTTTTACCTGACGCAGTGGGACTTATCAATAGCTTTCGATTATGCCGTAGGGCGTCATATACTCCCTCTATTTGATATTGACGTGGTTGATGTGAACAAATTGAATTCATATAATCTTTGACACCTTCCATTGATATCTCTTCATTCACCTCAAATGGAAGACCGTAAAATTTATTATTTTCAAACTTATAAGTGTAGTTATATTGTCTACAGAAATCAACTACCTTATCTAAAAGACCTGCATAAATTTGTTTGGAACGAGAATCAAAAAGATGTATCTCTCCATTCCAATTTTTACCACGATATTGTGGCATAAATTTTGCACCAGGAACCTCAAACTTAAAATGATCTCTAAGTTCGTATTCTATGTGAGGTTCCGTTTGTATTTTTAAAAAAACTTCGTTTGATTTGGATATAACCAGATTTACATTATCAACCATAACCTGCCTGGAATTTTACGAATTCAATTGCATTTTTAATTTGGTATGTTCTATTTTGAATTACTTTAAGAATACTCTCTAAGTAATTTAGCATAGTTTCATAGTAGTCAATTTTGAGACAAACATTAGATAGTCTTTCGTCAGCATCAAGATATTTTTGAAGAGTATCTTTATCTCTAATTTTTTTGGGAAAAGGATTTTCTACATAGACTTCTGGGTCTGCTTTTCCTGTATAGTATTCAAAACGGTCGTGGCGAATATTTCTTTTTTGTTGTTCCGCTTTTTTTCTTAGTAAAAAGATATTATTGTAAATATCATAATACTTTGCATGAAGTGCTGGGATGTTTAATGATTCTGTGTGAAGATTGTCAATGTCAATTTTGGAATCAGTTTCCCACATACTTTGGATCATATCGAGGTCAATTGTCATAAATTATTTCCGTTTAAATCAGTTATATTGTAAATAGTATACTTGAAAGTGACTTCTGCAGTCAAATATTGAACGTCTGTGTCAGTAGCATCAAAGTTTAAATCAGATAAAGAATAAGGCCATAAATCTGAAAATTTAATTTTAAAATTCGGATTTGAAGTGCTTGTTAATACTTGTAACGTTCCATCCGAATAGATATTCATCAATTTTGAATTTGATGTATCAACATATTTTTGTTCTTTTTGCAAAGCATAAATTTGATCTAAACTTTCTGGAAATCCAAGACCACGTATCCAGTTTTGAATTTCCATATAGTTCTCAAGATTTTCATCCACAAGAAATCTAAGAGTAAAATCGCTAAAAGAAATTTTATCACCAGGAGTATCAATATCTTTTAAGTATGAAGTTTGAACAGCAACCCCAAGATTTAATCCTGGAATGTTTGTTGAATTTGAAAAAAATGCAACTTTTGGAGCTCTGTTAAGACTAAACTTAAATCCAACAGGAGACAGAAAGTTTCTATTTTGTATTTGATTACTAAATGCGTTTCCGACTGCCATTTTTGTAACTATTTAGATAAAAAAAAGGGACCCTTTCGGATCCCTGTAAACTCTTATGTAAAAATTACATAAGATTTTTAACTGCAACTCTACGATAGTAGCGGTTGCTGTTAACACGAAGTCTGCCGAGACCTGCGTTAGTGCCTTCAGCAAATGGGTTAGCAACGATGCCATAACGAGTCTTAAACCCGATTTTTGGCTGGAAGCTGTTCTCGCCAACCGCACGAACCATTTGAAGAGGAACGTATGGGCAGTAGAACATACCTGCGTCATAAGGTGAAGAACCCTTATAACCAACAACGTAGTATTGGTTGGTTCCTTGTGCCAGACCGCTGTTATCAGCAGCCAGGTTTGCCGAATAAGGATCGATATAAACTTTATACTTACCTTGGATTGTACCAGCAAAGGTGTTGCCGGTGTCATCAACGTTGAGGTTAGCGTTGAGTGCAGGGGTGTAATCAAGAACACCAGCCATGGTCAGTGCTGAAGCAACGTCAGCAGAGCACATGATGATGTTACCCTTTCCTCTACGAGTTCTTTGAGCGATTCTGTTTGCATCTCTTTCGATTTGGAACAGAAGACCTTTGAACTTCTCAACTGACCAACGACCGTTGGAGTCGATGTCCAGGTCGAATACACCAGCAGTAGCGGTGTTTTCAACAGCACCTTGCTCAGCAATCTTATAGATGGTACGAATAACTTCACGGTTGATTTCAGCAAGGATCTCTGTTGAGAGAATGTTTGCCAATTCCGCTTCAGCATTCAGACCGTGGATTGCCTTAAGGTCTTGTGCGAGTTCGAGTGAATACTCAGCCTTCAGAGCACGTGACTTTGCAGTAACGGTAACTTTCTCGATTGAGAAAGCCATCTGGTTGAAAGCGTTACTTCCAGTACCATCAAGGTTTTCTGCATCGCCAGTATTCATTCCTGAACCGACGTTATATGCGGTTGAGGTTGCAGTACCAACAGGGTTGAGGATCGAAGGGTTAGTACCCGACTGAGTGGTTGTACCGATACCAGCAGCAGCGTCAGCAAAACCGCCAGTAAGGTCTAAACCACCATCTTCACCCGAGAACGAAGTATCTGATTCGTTGTAGAATGATTCAGTGCCGCTCTGAGTGTTGTAACGTGAGCGCATTGCGAAGATGAGTCCAGTAGGACCGCTCATTGGTTGAACGCCAGCGAGGTCATATGCGACCAAGTTAGGCATTGAGCGTCTGATCAATGAGATCAGAACTGGATCGAAACCTGCGGTAGGACCAGCAGCAGCTGAGCCACCGCCATAACCACCAGTACCAGTTGCGTTAGTTGGTGCTTCCATCAGGCTCATGCCTGATGAGAATGATGCTTCCTCACGGAGGAATTTTTCTTGGTTCTCTAACAGGACAGCGGTTACCGCTCTACGATGGGAATCTTTGATTTGATCAAGACCCTCATAGTTGAGGAGTGGTGCCCACTTTTCCTGCAGATGTTCTGCATTGAACATTTGCGTTTACCTTTTGTGAATGTTTACGTTTGATTTAATATTAAATTCAGTTTTTTGCAACTGCCTGAAGAGTTCTGAGGTAAGCAGCCATTGTATCTGAGACGGACTCAGATGAATGGTCTACACCTTCAGAAAGGGTTTCAGTACGTGCTTTAGGAGTTTTGTTTGCTGGGAAATATGATTCTCTCAGCATCTCCACTTTTTCACGATATTCTTCTTCACTTTCAAACTCAACACTTTCGGAAAGTGAAGCGAGCTTTTCTTTCTGAGAAAGCGCAAGGCCCTCAGAAACTTGATCTAAGATCCCATCAGCAACCGACTCTGCGAGACGCTTGTTAAGGGAAATATTTTTCTCAATTTGCTCGTTGAGTTTTGTCTCCATGTCATCAAGTTTTTCTACCATGCTCTCTAATACATCATATCTATCTTCAGGGATTGTTACATAATGTTCTTCAAAAAGTCCCTTCATGCCTGAAAGGAATGATTCAGTGAGATCGGTCTTAAGACCGTGCTCAATAGCGAGTTCGTTTTCTACGAACCACTCTTCAGAAACATATTCCAGATAGGAGTCAACCCTATCCGAAAGTGCTTCTTTGATTTCTTCAATTTCTTCGATTAGTCTCTGCTCATATTGAGCTTCAACTGCTTCTTTGATTTCAGTAATTTTTGACTTAAGGGCAGCTTCAAAGATGATTTTTGCTTTCTCTTTGAAACCTTCGGAGAGTTCTTCGCCACCAAGGAGGGCATTTACGTCATCCTCAATTTGGAAGGACTCTTCCATATCCTTTTCATCTTCTTCTTTCTTAGAAGGATTCTTTTTGCCGTATTCTTTTTTGTCTTCCTTTTGATCCTTCTTGCTGCCTTCCTCTTCGTCTTCCTTTTCTTCTTTGGCTTCTAAGAGTTCTGCATCTTCATCATATTCCGCATCTTCCTTCATACCCTTCATAGGGTCGGCAGCTTTAGCACCTTTGTTGACAACATCTCTGACTTGCTTCAGAGTTGCGCCAGGTGTCTTTAATTTTGCGGAATCGTCGTCTGAACGATAGTTCTCAGGAGTAGGACCCCCAAGATCTTCCCAACTTGCGTTTTGACCACCGGTGGTCATTTTTGGCATCGGATCTCCTGCCTTTGCATTTGCATTGACAGCAGTTCTGGATTGCTTTGTGCCTACTTCCATTTCTTGTAAATCTCCACGAGACATTTGAACTCTCCGTTTAACCTTGAAGTTATAAACTATATTTATTTATAAATTATAAATTTGCCAGAAAGTCATTGAACAGATCCAATTTCTGTTCATCAAGTTTTTTCTGGTCTACAAGAGTATTAATTCTTGCATAGGTTTTTGTAGCATACTTTTCACGAAGAATTCCACCATCCCAAACCCAATCTTTACCTTCCATAATACCCGATACAAATGCATCAGGAGCTGAAGGATCAGCAACGATATCGGCAGCAGTTGCAAGCATAAAGTCCTCACCAACAACATTAATTCCTTCTCTAGAAACTTGAAGTGAACCAACACCACGGGAAGAAACACCCAGTTTCACACCTTCAGAAATCAACGATTCTGCAATCTTACCCATTGGTGTGTTAAGGATTTTAGCCTTACCAATAAAGTTAGAACCACTCTCACGAAGAGAAGTAATTTTATGAGAAACACGATCAAGGTTTACAGTAGGACCATCTGGATGTCCGAGTTCTCCAAGAGCTCTTCCTGCCAAAACGTGGTTTTCATTATAACGAGCAACTTCACGACGAAGAGTTTCCATAGGATACATACGACCATTGCGGTTCTTGATGTCTCCTTGAAGGAAAACGCCTTCGATATAAAGTGACTTTTTACCGTTGCGTTCTTCAACGATAAACTCTACTGATTCGATTTCTTCTCTGATGAGTTTCATTTTATGCTTGACCCGTAATTTGTACTTGTTGTGTATAAAGAATTCCAGCACCAGTATCGGTAATGGCTGCGACTTTAATCGAGTTTCTCAAAATGGCATCTGGATCACCAAATGCCGTAGCAATTCCTGAAGTATTAGTTGCAATTCCAATTCTTGTTGAATAATATCCACCTTGATTTGAAGTATTAAATACTTCAGTTACAGGTCCATGAACAAAATTATAATAAGTTTGCTGAGATGCAGTTAGGCTTACATAATCTCCAATGCCAAAAGGTGATGCTTGGCCTTCTGGAAAATCAATATAAGTGGTGGTTGCCCCAGTAGTCACACCAGAAACTCTTGCGGAACCATTATCAATTGCAAGAGTTGCGGAAGTTCCGGATGGAACACAATAATCGCCAAGAGTAGCAGTTGGTTCTGTTCCAATTGCTACAAATGCATTTGCGCCAGTTGCAACTATTCTGAGAGTATTGCTTCTCCCAGAGAACGCTGCTGATTTTGCTGATGTTGTGGATGTGGCAAAAGAAACTCCAGATCCAACTGGTCTATGTGTCATTATTCGTATAATACATTTATTAGTTATTTATAAATTTGCAATTATAGCATTATTATACAGAAACTACTGTAAGAATGATTGATGGTTAGGTTTTCAGACATTTATCACTCTT